GGCATGAAGCACTTCGTTCGTACCCCGCTGCAAAACAGCATGGACGGCGATTTCGACACCGGCAACGTCCGGTACAAGAGCCGCGAGCGTTATAGCTTCGGCTGGTCGGATCCGCTGGGCATGTTCGCTTCGCCGGGCGCGTCCTAATAGCTTTCTCCCTAGAGGGCTAGTCCGAGGGGTTACAAGTAGCGATGCTTGTAGCCCCTCTTTTTTGGTGATATACAGTCGTTATCGGGAAAAATTTTGTTTACCAGACAGCCCCGACTGACGACATGCAGACTGGTAAACACTTACTCGCATGTGAGGATTTGAAATGGCACGTACAACTTTCTCCGGCCCGGTTAAGTCTGACAATGGCTTCGAGGGTCCTATTGCTGGCGATTCCGCCGTCATCACCAACCTGCTTTGCACCACGCTCACGATTGGCAGCACTAAGCTGACCACGGGTTCGGTGTCGGGTACGGTCTCGGTTCAGGCAGGTCGCATCCCGGTTGTCATCGGCAGCACCACGCTTTACATTGGTCTGTACGCCAGTCTCGTCCCGTAAGGATTTCGTAGGGGGGCGTTAGCCCCCTTTACCCATTACAGGAGAGGAAGATGGCAATGCAAACAGATGTCTTAGCTAGTAAGGTCGCCGTTGCTGCTGGCGACCTGCTGGATCAAAATAGCCTTGTTATTGGACGTTCTCGCGTAAAAGCGATTTATATCGTCCCTGATACAGGCGCAGGCGCAGTGACTTTTCGGGATGGCGGGGCTTCTGGCCCAGTCAAGATCGTCGTAAATACGCTGGCTTCTTCGACCAGCCCCGACTATGTTCTTATGCCGGGCGAAGGTCTGCTTTTCCAGACCAGTATTTATATCGTCCCGTCAACCGTAATCTCGACGATGGTGATTTATGGCTAAGTCTCCGGCTTGGCAGCGCAAAGAAGGGAAGAATCCAAAAGGCGGTTTAAATGCTAAGGGGCGGGCGTCGTACAACGCAGCTAATCCCGGCAAACCGGGTCTGAAAAGACCGCAACCTGAAGGTGGTGCCCGACGAGATTCCTTCTGTGCTCGCATGAAGGGTATGAAGAAAAAGCTGACTAGCGCGAAGACTGCCAAAGATCCCAACAGCCGTATCAACAAGTCCCTCAGAGCATGGAACTGTTGAGATGGAAATGCTGGTCTGGAACATGGTTCTTACGGGAATCGTGGCCGTTTTGGGTTTTGTTGTGAAAGAGAAGTTCGCTGAACTTCAACGGTTGGGGATTCTCCTCAACAGAACCCGCGAAGAAGTGGCTCGTGATCATGTCACCCGTGCGGAAGTCCGAGCCGATGCCCAGATGCTCCTCGACCGGCTTGATCGGTTGGAGCAGAAGATAGACAGATTGGTGAACCACAATGCCAAGCAAGTCTAAAGCACAGCGTAACCTTATGGCCGCTGCAGCACATAACCCAGCCTTTGCTAAAAAAGTCGGCGTCCCGATGAAAGTAGCAAAGGAATTCAACAAGGCCGACAAAGGCCGCAAATTTAAAGGTACCTCAAAATGATGAAGCGAAATATGGCTGATATGGCTGGCCGCGCTATGAAAGGCCGTACGGATGACAAGATGGGTCGAGCAATGATGGCTTCCCCTCGTCCGGTTCGCGGCGGCGTTATGACCGCTAAAAAAGGCGGCATGATGAAGTCCAAGGGCAATGGCGGCTCAGCCTCCAAGCGTGCTGACGGCGTTGCCAGTAAAGGCAAGACCAAGGGCAAGATGGTCAAGATGCGTATGGGCGGAGAGTGCAAATGAGCAGCGGTCCTAAGACACGTGGTTCATACGGCCCGACTAGCCCTCGCGGTAAAGATCGTGCGGCGCGTGAAGCTATGGAACGTGCTGAAAAGTATGCCCCCGGTTTGAGCCTTGATATGCCGGATGAGCCAGTGAAGAAGATGCGAAGTGGCGGTATGCCTGACCTGACGGGTGACGGTAAGGTTACTCGCGCTGACGTTTTGAAAGGCCGTGGGGTCTTCAAAAAAGGCGGTGCCGTCAAATCTTCCGCCTCCAAGCGGGCTGACGGCTGCGCCGTGAAAGGCAAAACTCGCGGGAAGATGGTCTAATGATGGCTTCGCGTGGCATGGGCGTCATTGCCCCCAACAAAGTTCCTCGTGCTAAACGGCGTGGGGATAACGAGATTGTTGAGGGTACTGGTCGTCCCATTCGCCATGCCAAGGGCGGTAAGGTCAAGAGCAAGGTCAACGCAGCCGGTAACTACACCAAGCCCGGTATGCGTAAAGCATTGTTCAACAGCATCAAGAATAGTGCTGTTCAGGGCACGGCGGCAGGGCAGTGGTCAGCGCGTAAGGCACAGTTGTTGGCAAAACGCTACAAAGAGAAGGGCGGCGGGTATAAGTCATGAAGGCTCCGCAGCAATCCTTGAAGGCATGGACTGCCCAGAAGTGGAGGACGAAAAGTGGTAAACGATCTTCTGATACGGGTGAAAGATATCTACCAGAGGCTGCGATTAAAGCTCTCAGCCCTGCTGAGTACGCCCGAACTACCGCAGCCAAGCGAAAAGGAAAAGCCCAAGGTAAGCAGTTCGTCGCGCAGCCCAAAGGCATCTCGCAGAAAACCCGTGCGTATCGTCAAAGGGGCAAGTAAGAAGTGACTGAGCCACACGACATCGAAATGTTCAAAGAGCAGGTTCAGGCCGAGTTAAATCGGCTTGAAGCCAAGGCGTCTGCGAAGACTGTTGCTGGTAAAGCTATCGGCAAAGACGGCCTGAAGTACATTACGGCTATCGTCGTGATCGGTGTTGTTTCTAGTCTCTTCTTGGACAACGACAAGATTGCCGCCGTGATGGGCTTGCTTGGCGCGTCTTTGACTGCGTTGATTTCGATGCTGAACGGGATTGCAGGCACGGTTGAGAAAGAAGAGAAGCCTGAGTTTGCAGTTATTAACGAACTCATCAAGAAGCTCGATAAGCTGGACCGAAAGGAACAGCCGATGCGGGTCGATGTGGAAGGCGATCATGTCACCGTCACCAAGGGTGACGACGTAGTGACAGCGAGGAAGTAATGGTAGACAAGACTACAGCTACTACAGACTTTAACCTCGACCTCAATACGATTATTGAGGAAGCCTTCGAGCGTTGCGGTGCTGAACTGCGTACGGGTTACGACTTCCGTACGTCGAAGCGTAGTCTGTCGCTTTTGCTGATGGACTGGGCCAACCGAGGCATCAACCTCTGGACGCTAGAACAGGGCACCCACACCCTGACCTACAACGTCGGTACGTACGACTTACCGGTAGATACGGTCGATCTTTTGGATCACGTGATCCGAACTGGCACTGGCACGAACCAGCAAGACATTAACATCTCGCGCATTTCGTCCAGCACCTACGTCTCCATCCCTAACAAGAACGCGACGGGTCGTCCGATTCAGATTTGGATTAACCGACGTACTGGCGCTACGGGTGCCGACGATGTGGTGGTCTACCCGCAATTTACGGTTTGGCCGAAGCCTGACAATTCGACCACGTGGACGCTGTACTACACGCGGTTGCGGCGAATGTTTGACCCCGGTACAGGCGTGAACGGACAGGACATCCCGTTTCGATTCCTACCCTGTATGGTTGCAGGCTTGGCTTATATGCTGTCGATGAAGATACCCGGAGCAGAGGCTCGTACGGCCATTTTGAAGGCTCAGTACGACGAGGCTTGGGATTTAGCGGCGGGTGAGGACCGGGAAAAGGCGGCGGTGCGGTTTGTCCCACGTGAGAGCTTCTTGGGTGGCTACTAATGCCAAACAGGTTTGCAAGTGGCAAAAACGCGATTGCGATGTGCGACCGCTGTGGCTTTCAATACAAGCTTCGGCAGTTGAAGTCTCTCGTAATCAAAACCAAGAACGTCAACATCTTGGTATGTCCGGAGTGTTGGGAGCCGGATCAGCCGCAGTTGTCGCTTGGTTTGTATCCCGTGGACGACCCGCAGGCTCTGCGGAATCCGAGACCGGATACGAGTTACTTTGCTGTGGGCAATGACGGCGCGAATGGTAGCCGTCAGATACAATGGGGTTGGAACCCGGTCGGCGGATCAAGATCTTTCGATGCGGAACTAACTCCGAACACACTAGCCCCGGCTGGTGAAGTAGGAACGGTAACGGTCGTTACGACCTAGGAGATTGAGATGAAGAACGGCGATGCAATGAAAGCGTTGAGAAAACACGCTTCGCTTCCGGCGGGCAAGGCTCACGGTATGCGTGCTGGTGGCAAGACCAACAGCGAAATGAAGAAGTACGGTCGGAATATGGCGAAGGTGATGAACCAGCGCAGCCCGGTGCGTAAGTCTTCTGGCCCGAGGTAAGTGCCATGAAAGAACTGAATCCCGGCAAGATCAAGCCGAACACGGACTCGACTGGTGAGAATGGTTATCCTGAAAAGGATGTCAACAAGGGCGTTACGCACATGGATATGAAGGGTGCTGGCGCTGCCACCAAGGGTAAGAAGTTTGTCTCGCAAATCAATTTGCAGAACAACGGTAAGGTTCGCGCAGGCTGGAGCTAATGAACTACTCGCAACTTACACAACTGATTCAGGACTACTGTCAGTCCACGGAGACTTCCTTCGTGGCTAATATTCCTACGTTTGTGCAAGTTGCTGAGCAGCGCATCTACAACACGGTTCAGCTTCCTGCACTTCGTAAAAACGTCACCGGTTCGATGAGTACCGGAAATCAGTACATGTCTTTGCCGTCTGATTGGCTCTCGACGTTCTCGATGGCCGTGCTTGATACGGTAACGAATGAATACGAGTATCTGCTCAATAAGGATGTGAACTTTATCCGAGCTTCGTATCCGTTCCCAGCAACTTCGGGTAAGCCCAAGTACTACGCTATTTTCGACGCAACGACGATGCTGCTTGGACCTACTCCTAACGACAACTACGTGTCGGAACTGCACTACTATTACTACCCGGTATCCATCGTGACGGCGGGGACTTCTTGGCTCGGTACGAACTTTGATTCTGTTTTGCTCTACGGGTCGTTGCGCGAAGCGTACACCTACTTGAAGGGTGAGCAGGACATGATGACGTACTATGAGCAGAAGTACCAAGAAGCACTCGGCCAGTTGAAGCGCCTCGGTGACGGCTTGGATCGTCAGGATGCGTACCGTTCAGGTCAAGTTAGGATTCCTGTGACATGAGCTTTGTAGCTGGATCAGAAATTGGAAACGTGTTTGTGCAAACGACTGATCATCGTGGGCACACCGTTGAAGAAATTGCAGAACGTGCGGCTAACCGCATACTCAGTGCCGACACAAAGGAAGCACTGCATTATTGGCTGGTAAAGTATCTCCGTGAGGCTCAGGCGGCTGAACGTCAGATGATATGTAAGAAACTAGATCAAAAAGGTTATGCGGAAATCGCACATTTAATTGGAGACCTCTAATGGCTATTACTCAAGCAATGGCAACGTCGTTCAAGGTAGAAATCCTTGACGGCATCCATAATTTCGGTACCGGCGTCATCCGCGCTTCGACGGCTGCGGATAAGTTCAAGCTGGCTTTGTACACTTCGTCGGCTACGTTGAGTGCCACCACTACGGCATACACGACCTCAAACGAAGTGTCCTCGTCTGGCACGAACTACCCCGCTGGCGGACTTACGCTGACGATCTCGCAGGTTCCGACTTCGAGTGGTACGACGGCGTTTATTGACTTTGATGACCTGACTTTCCCGAGCGCCACTTTGACGGCGAACGGTGCGTTGATCTACAACGAGACTCAGGGCAACAAGGCAGTTGCAGTGCTGGCGTTTGGAGGAGACAAGACCTCTACAGCTGGTAACTTCACCATTCAATTCCCTGCCGCCGCTGCATCGACTGCGATCCTGCGTATCGCTTAATCGGGGGTTTACATGGCCCTCGTGCTTGCGGATCGAGTCCTAGAGACATCGACCACTACTGGCAGTGGGACTATTACGTTAGCCGGGGCACCTACCGGCTATCAGTCCTTTGCTGCCGTAGGAAATGGTAATACTACTTACTACACCATAGTTTCCCCTGTTGTCGGGGAGTGGGAAGTAGGTATCGGCACATACACCGCTTCGGGCACTACGTTGTCCCGAGATACTGTGCTGTCTTCAAGCGCGGGTGGTGCCAAGGTTACTTTTTCCGCAGGCGTTAAGAACGTCTTTGTCGATTACCCGGCAGGCCGTGCTGTCTATGGCGTTGAGACAGGTACTGTAGTAATTAGCAGTTTGGCTGCTACTTCAGCAGCTATCTCGCATCTCAATGCGACATCTGGAACGGTTACTACTTTAACTAGCACTTCGGCTGGCATTACGACGCTCAGTGGTACGTCGGCCAATATTACTACGGTAACGGGAACCTCAGCCAATATCACGACCGTCTCGGGCACGACTGCCCGGTTTAGTAGCGGTGCTATTACTCAGTTGAGTGGTACTTCGGCTGGTATTACAACGGTCACGGGTACGACTGCTGGATTCAGTAGCGCAAATATTACCCAGTTCCAAGCGACCTCCGCGACTGTTACTACCCTAACCGGTACTTCTTCTAACATCACAACGGTTACTGGTACGACGCTTGGCTTTACTAGCGGGTCCGTTACCAATCTTGCTGTTACGAGCCTGACGGTATCCAGCTTAACGCTTACCAATGCGACGTTCACTTCAGCCACCATTACTACGCTGAAGTCTACGAGTGCGACGATTGATAATTTGTCGTCTACCTC